ATAAGAATATGGCTATCTCAAGAGGACAACTAGTTAAAGAACTAGAACCAGGATTGAATGCACTATTCGGCCTGGAGTACAAAAGATATGAGAATCAGCATGCTGAGATTTTTGACACTGAAACTTCAGACAGAGCTTTCGAAGAGGAAGTAATGTTATCGGGTTTCGCAAATGCTCAAGTTAAACCAGAAGGTTCTGGCGTAACATTTGACAATGCTCAAGAAACTTTCACTGCTAGATACACTCACAACACTATAGCACTTGCATTCGCAATCACTGAAGAAGCGATTGAGGATAATTTGTATGATAGACTTGCGTCTAGATATACAAAAGCGTTAGCAAGATCTATGGCAAACACTAAGCAAGTAACAGCTGCAAACGTATTAAACAATGCGTTTTCAAACTCATTTGCAGGAGGTGACGGAGTTTCTTTAGTAAACACATCACACCCTATTATTGCTGGAACATTCAGCAATACACTTGCTACACAAGCTGACTTAAACGAAACGTCTCTTGAACAATCATTGATTGATATCAATGCATTTGTTGACGAGCGTGGTTTAAAAATTGCAGCTCAAGGTGTTAAGTTAATCATTCCAAAGGAATTACAATTCACAGCGGAGAGATTAATGAAAACTGTTGGTAGAACAGCTACAGCTGATAACGATATCAATGCAATTAGATCAATGGGAATGGTTCCACAAGGTTATGTGGTTAACAATTACCTAACTGATACTGATGCATTCTTTATTAAAACTGACGTTCCAAACGGTATGAAGATGTTCGTAAGAGCACCTATCAAAACTGCTATGGAAGGTGATTTTGATACAGGTAACGTTAGATACAAAGCTAGAGAGAGATATTCTTTTGGATTCTCAGACCCTAGAGGTATGTTCGGTTCACAAGGTGCTTAATTTATAAGCATTATTTATTTTTGGGGCCTCTTTATGGGGCCCCTAAAAACTGATAGAAAGAATGAATTATGACAAAACTGTTTCAAGTAAAACTTAGAGCCTATGGTCACATGGCTGATTTTAACATTGAAGCAGAAGATAGTGCAGAAAGTATAGAACTAGCTATCCTTGACAAAATAGGAAAAAAAGGTATATTATTAAAAGACAGCATGAGATCTTTTGGTAAAGATAATTGCTGGATAACCTATGAGGAGGTTGTAGATGATGTCAGTTCAAAACCTTTATACGAAGAAAAGGTCATTAGAACTTGATTGGGAGCAACACTACGTTCAAGAGGGAATATATACTCTTGATATGGTTAGGATTGACGAAGAAATTCGAAGAATCATTAACCAAATTAAATTGTCTGAAGCTGAAATAGCTCATAGACAAATTAAAGTAGAGATGGCTGCTCCTGAGTTTTCTATAGCAGGCTAAAAACCTCGCTATTTATATCCGAAAATTAGTTTTTCGATGCAGGTATCCCTTGCGCTATTTTAAAAATTCAGCTATATCTTAATTACTATACACTAACTTTCTAATATCGACGCAGTATAGTCGACGCCCTAGAGACGATATTAGATTTACTAGGAGGATAACACTATGGCACAAACAACATTTTCAGGACCAGTTACATCAAACGCTGGGTTTAATTCTGATGACACACTAACTTCAGCAGATCTTTCATCTGGAGGTTTTAACTTAACTGACTTTACTGTAAGACCAGCAGCAACTTATGCTGGAACAGTAGCGGCAGTTGTAGGAGCGGTAAATAAAAGAACTGCTAACACAGTAGGCGGTAATATGTTTGGAGTATATGCACAAACATCATTCAGCAACAATCCGACAAGCACAATTTCAGGTTTAAACACAGCCGTTTATGGTGTAGTTGATTGCGGATCAAGCACAAACATTGGTGCAGCTTATGGCGCTACTTTTGATTTTGCACAATTTGCAGGAACAAGAGCATCAGCTCCAAAAGCATTTATAGCTTTTGGTGAAGAGTCATCTGCAACAAATCCATGTTTAAATTTATTTGATATTGGTAGATTAGGTAAAAACGTTGCAGCAGGTTTAGCTAAAACAACTGGAACTCCAACAAATTCAGCTGGTTCACTAAGAGTTTTAGTAAACGGTAACATTCGTTTCATTCAATTATTTGATACATCTGCATAATATGGACGTAAAAACAATTAACGAACGAATTACACTTTTGCAAAATCAACGTGCTCAAACGATTTCAAATGTGCACGCTCTTGATGGAGCAATACAAGATTGTAAGTTTTGGTTAGAACAAATTTCTAAACCAAAAACTAATGACAATATTGTAAAAATTGTAAAAGACAAAAAATAATTTTTAGGGAGCTCGAAAGGGCTCCTTAATACAAGGAGATAAATATGAAGTCAGATGTAAAACCAGTTATATGTGCAAGTAATGTTAGCACTGCAGTTTTATTTACTGGACCTACAAGACTAAGAGGCTACATGATACAATCTGGAGCAACTTCTGGATCTTGTATAATTAATGGTTTAGCAAATACTACAACTGTAAGTACTTCAACTAATACAGAAGTTTTTATTCCAATTGTTGTTGGACCAAACAGCACTGAAACCTTAGGCATACCTGAAGATGGAGTTTTATATGCTCAAAGAAACGGTGTAGGAATAGTAGACGGTATTGGAGTTGCTTCAAACACAAGTGGGTTAACTGTTACGCTATTTATAGATAAGTAGGGGTTAAATGACTACCTCTTCAGGAACTACAGTTTTTGAAAAAACACTTTTCATTGATGATATCATAGAAGAGTCTTACGAAAGAATTGGTCTTATCAATAATACTGGTAACCAGATGAAAGCAGCTCGTCGCTCGCTTAATATTCTATTTCAAGAATGGGCAAACAGAGGTTTGCATTATTGGGAAGTTGCTAATAATTCAATTTCCATGGTTAATGGTCAGGCTGTCTATACTCTATATAGATCATCTGGAGATGGAACATCTGATGGTGTATTCACTCTTTTAAATGGTGTACTTACTATTAATGCTAGTACTATTACCGTTGATTCGGTAGCGCAGTTTCCAGCAACTGGAACTTTGTTAATAGATTCAGAACAAATTACTTATACAACTCTTAATAGTTCAGCAAATACCATTACAGGTCTTACTAGAGGTGCAAACGGCACAGTCGCTGCAGCTCATGCAGATAATGAAGAAGTTTATAATTATAATTCTATTGTTTATGGAACGGGAGATATTTTAGAAGCAGTTTATAGAAATACACAACAAACTCCAGTAGTTGATTTTCCACTTACAAAAATAGATAGGTCTGCTTACAGTGGATTATCTTCTAAATTTTCAACGGGCACACCTACACAATATTTTGTAGAAAGATTTATAGATAGAATTACTATTACTTTATTTTTAACTCCGGGAGCAGATGAAGTTAACAATGTTATAAATTATTATTATGAAAAAAGAATTCAAGATGTAGGAGCTTATACCAATATTACAAACGTTCCCTATCGATTTGTTCCGTGCATGTGCGCGGGACTGACTTATTATTTAGCACAAAAATATGCACCACAAAGAGTGCAAGATACAAGATTATTATATGAAGATGAATTAAAAAGAGCCTTAGATCAAGATGGTTCTTCAACTAGTTCATTTATAACACCTAAAATTTACTATCCAGGATCATAATGGCAAAATCAGCTAGAGGTAAATATGCTTACATGATCTCTGACCGATCAGGTCAAAGATTTCCATATGAAGAAATGGTACAAGAATGGAATGGTTCATGGGTGCATACTTCTGAATATGAAGCAAAGCAACCTCAATTAGATCCAACTCCAACAACAGCTGATCCACAAGGTTTACAATACGCTCATCCAGATAGAACAGAACCTGCAGTATTAATTTTATTAAATCCAGATCCTTTTCAAACAATTATTAGTTCTGCAACAACTTTTATTAATGTATTCTCACAAAATCATGGAAGATCAACCGGCAACACGGTAAGATTTAGAGGTCCAACAAACGATATTGGTTTTACAGCCGTTCCATCTTTTGATGGTGTAACTAACATTTCAAGTTCAAGTGGTTTTGTAATTACGGTTGGAAAAATAGATTCTTCTGGTAATATAACTGATACAACAAATTACTTTCACTTCACGGGCGCGGGCACGGCGACAACAGGTGGAATAATTGGCGGCGGAGCTGAATGCACTGCAGGCCCAGTAACTTTAGAGGCTTAATATGACATACGCAGAACTTGTTACAAAAATTAGAGATTACACAGAAGTAGATGCAAATGTATTTACTGCAACTATTGTAAATGGATTTATATTAGATGCTGAATTTAGAGTTTTAAGAGATGTAGATTCTGATAGTAATAGAGAAGAAGCAACTGCGACTATTGTTGCAGGTCAAAAATTTACAAATACTCCATTTCCAAACACAGGAGAAGTTTTAATAGTACAAGAGGCTTACATTATTCCTAGTGCAGTATACACAGGAGACATTGCCATATTAGAATATAGAGATCTTGGCTATATTAATGAGTATAATGCCTCTTTAACACAAGCTTTACCTAAATATTTTAGTTATTACGATGATAACACATTAATTTTAGCCCCTATTCCAAATCTTAATTATACCATGCAATTAAATTATATCTTGAAACCAGCTGGATTATCTAGTAGTAATACAACAACATATTTAAGCTTGCAATTTCCCAACGGCTTATTGTATGCATGCCTAGTTGAGGCGTACGGTTTTTTAAAGGGTCCGGCAGACATGATACAACTTTATGAACAAAAGTATCAAACTGCTTTACAAGGATTCTCTATTGAACAAATGGGAAGAAGAAGACGAGATGAATTCCAAGAGGGTTCACCTTCGATTCAAAAACAAGGATAATAATTAGGAGTTAAATATGGCTATAACACAAGCAGTTTGCAATTCGTTTAAACAACAACTTTTTCAAGGTATACATGATTTTACTTTGTCATCAGGAGATGTGTTTAAACTTGCTCTATATACTTCTGCAGCAACTTTAGATTCTGCTACAACTTCATTCACTACAACAAATGAAGTTGCAAACACTGGTCAGTATGTGACTGGTGGTGGAGCTCTAGTAAATGTGTCACCTCTAGTTTCTAGTGGCGTAGCATTTGTAGACTTTGCAGATATATCTTTTACAGGCGTAACTTTAACTGCGTTCGGTGCTTTAATTTATAATACATCGGAAACAAATAAAGCAGTATGCGTGTTAAGTTTTGGAGCAGATAAAACAGCAACGTCTGGAACATTCACAGTTCAGTTTCCAGCAGCAACTACAACAGCAGCTATCTTAAGAATATCAGGCTAAAATAGGAGAAACCTATTATGGCGAATTCTTGGAGCGAGCTTGGTTGGAATGTAGGGCTATGGGGAGAACAATCAAACGCTATAGCTCCGCTTTCAAGTTTTGAATTAACTTCATTACAAGGACAAGCTAATTTTACACCCGTTGATGGTTGGGGAAGAAATACTTGGGGTGCATTAGGATGGGGTGTTAATTTTGCCAATCAAACATTAAACATAACTGGAATTGAATTAACTTTTACTTTAGGTGACGAAACTGCAGCCGGAGAAATTAACTCAGGTTGGGGAAGATTAACTTGGGGTGAAAATGCTTGGAACATTACAGGTGATGTTCTTCTTACAGGAATAGAATTAACCACTTCTTTAGGTGATGAAAACGTTCAAATAGATGTTGCATCAATACCAACAGGAATAGAATTAATTACAGAATTAAATTCTGTAACAGAAGTTATCACCGTAGACACCTTTCCAACAGGAATAGAATTAACTACAACACTCGGAACTGCAGATGCAGATCCTGATGCATCAGTTACAGGTATAGAACTTACTTCCGCAACAGGTACACTTTTAGGATACAACCGACAAGGTTGGGGTAGATTTTATTGGGGTGAAGAAGTTTGGGGAGATAGTGGAATATGGGTAACTACATCTGTTACCGGTCAAGAATTAACTCTAGCATTAGATAGTGTAACTCCAATAGCTAACGCAAATATAGATATTACAGGAGAAATATTAACTATTGAAGAGGGAGAAGTAGATCCTTCACCAGATGCTACAGTTACAGGTATTGGAATGACTTGTGATTTAGCAGTTGGAACTGTTATCATTGGAACTGCTAATGTTGATGTAACAGGAACGGAATTAACAATGACTTTAGCTTCTGTAGAGGCGGAAGCCATTACATTTGCAGATGTTACAGGAATAGCATTAACCTTAGATTTAGGCACTGCTTTTGGTGGGGCTAGTGTTGAAGTAGATATTACAGGAAATATATTGACTATAACTCAAAATAGCATTAGTGTGCAAAGCTGGACTAAAATTAACACCGGAACTGTGTTACTTGGACAGAGATTGACACAGCCG